GATAATGAGTTTTCGGACATATTAGAGGCAATCAACGAAAATCAAGAATTAGTGACCTTTAACCAGGCACTACTGGGGGAATACAACGCATCAATCGCTAAGCTGCTGTTAGGTAAGCATGGCTACACTGACAAGCAAGAAGTCGGTGGTATGGATGGTAAGGCTATAGAGCTTGTATCCAAGATTGAGCGCGTGATTATTGATGGCTAAGACGCTGCAGATTGATACGCCAAGGTGGGCGCTTCCCTTGTTGAAGCCTTCACGGTATAAGGGTGCTCACGGTGGGCGAGGTAGTGGCAAGTCACACCTGTTTGCTGAGCTGCTAATTGAAGAGCATGTAAGAGACCCAGAAAGAAATACAGTCTGTGTGCGAGAGATACAAAAATCTCTGGGCCAGTCTGTAAAGAAGCTGCTAGAGATTAAGATAGAGTCCCTGGGGGTGCAGAAGTATTTTGACGTACAAGATACTGTTATCAAGTCTAAGTTTGGCTCAGGCCGTATAATCTTCCAAGGTATGCAGAACCATACAGCAGACTCAATCAAGTCTCTGGAGGGCTATGACTGTGCCTGGTGCGAAGAAAGCCAGTCAATGAGTCAGCGCAGCTTAGATCTGTTACGTCCAACCATACGAAAGCCTGGCAGTGAGCTTTGGTTTACATGGAACCCTAGTAAAGAGACAGACCCAATTGACCTGCTGCTACGTGGTGATAACCCGCCAGATGATGGTGCTGTTGTTGAGGTTAACTACTGTGACAATCCCTGGTTTCCAGAAGTGCTTAAGGCTGAGATGGAATATGACCAGGGCAGAGATTACGATAAGTACCTGCATGTCTGGATGGGCCAGTACGTTAATAACAGTGATGCCAGGGTATTTAAAAACTGGCGTGTAGATGACTTTGAGACACCTGGGGAAGCTGTGCCAAGATTTGGTGCTGACTGGGGATTTAGTAATGACCCTACCGTATTGATACGCTGCTGGGTAGAAGGGCTAACGCTGTACATTGACCATGAGGCTTATATGGTTGGCTGTGAGATAGTTAACACGCCATCCCTGTTTATGACAGTGCCTGACTCCGAGAGATTCCCTATCATTGCTGACTCTGCTAGGCCCGAAACAATTAGTCACATGAGGCAGAACGGATTCCCTAAAATAATGTCTGCAGTTAAAGGCCCGAAGAGCCTGGTCGAAGGAATTGAATTTCTAAAGAATTACGATATTGTCGTTCATCCCAGGTGCAAGCACACCATTGATGAGCTGACTATGTACAGCTACAAGATAGACCCGCTAACAGATCAGGTGCTGCCAGTGCTAGAAGATAAGCACAACCACTTGATAGACGCATTGCGCTACGCATGTGAGGCTGTAAGAAGAACAAAAAACAAAAAGCCTAAAGATGTAACGCCATTGCCAACATACAATAGATGGTAGACAATACCTGGAATATGAGGATCGAAAATGGCCATCAATAAAGAACAACGATTAGCAAACATTCATTCAGAGTGTATGCGTGAGTTTGACAGCATCCAAACAGCGCTGCGAGAAGAGCGCCTACAGTGCGTTCAAGACCGTAGATTTTATTCTATAGCTGGCGCACAGTGGGAAGGGCCACTTGGCGAACAGTTTGAGAATAAGCCTAAATTTGAAGTTAACAAAATCCATTTGTCTGTAATTCGCATTATTAACGAATACAGAAACAATAGAGTTACTGTTGACTACCAGGCGAAGGATGGCGGAGAAGACAAATTAGCTGACGTTTGCGATGGCCTGTACAGAGCTGATGAGATGGACTCGGTTGCTAACGAAGCTTATGACAACGCTTTTGAGGAAGCTGTTGGCGGTGGTTTTGGTGCATGGCGACTAACTGCACAGTATGAGGATGAAGAGGACGACGAGAATGAGAAGCAGCGCATACGTATCGAGCCGATCTATGATGCTGACACTAGCGTATTCTTTGACCTAAATGCAAAGCGCCAGGATAAGTCTGACGCTAAGAGCTGTTACGTTTTATATGCTATGACGCCAGAGCAGTACATGGACGAGTACGACGAAGATCCGGCAAGCTGGCCTAAAGATGTGCAGGAGTATGAGTTTGACTGGAACACCCCTGACGTAGTTTATGTTGCTGAGATTTACAGGGTAGAGGAGTACAGAGAGACTGTACGTATTTATGAGCACCTGGACGGCACTGAAGAAAGATTTACTAAGGCTGACTTTGCAGAGCAAGAAGATCTAGAAATGGAGCTGCAGGCACTTGGTGCAGAAGAAGTGCGAACTAAGCGAGTTAAGAAGAAGCGCGTACACAAGTACATTATGTCTGGCAAAGAGATCCTGGAAGATATGGGATATGTTGCCGGTAAGCATATACCTATTGTTCCTATCTACGGTAAGCGCTGGTTTGTAGATAACATTGAGCGATGTATGGGCCATGTACGCCTGGTTAAAGATGCACAGAGACTCAAGAACATGCAGCTATCTAAGCTGGGTGAGATATCTGCGCTAAGCAGCGTAGAGAAGCCGATCTTGACGCCTGAGCAGGTTGCAGGACACCAGGTAATGTGGTCTGAAGATAATCTAAAAGATTACCCATACTTGCTGCTAAACCCTATTACAGATCAGAATGGCAACGAACTGGCACAAGGCCCAATTGGTTACACTAAGCCGCCAGCTGTACCACCAGCTATGGCAGCGTTACTGCAAGTAACTGAGCAGGATATGTCTGACATAATGGGCAACCAGCAAGCCGGTGATGAAATGTCATCTAACATATCGGGCAAAGCCGTAGAGCTAATTCAGCAGCGCCTGGATATGCAGACCTTTATCTATATGAGCAACTTTAGTAAGGGTATGAAGCGCGCAGGTGAGATCTGGTTGAGCATGGCAAGAGACCTGTACGTAGAGCCAGGCCGAAACATGAAGATCATTGGTGATGACGATGCACCTGATACTGTGCAGCTAATGAAGCCAGCGATGACACCAGAGGGCCAGCTAGAGCATGAGAACGACCTTACTGAAGCATCCTTTGATGTTGTTGCAGAGGTTGGCCCATCTAGCACAAGCAAGAAGGCAGCTACTGTACGAGCCATTACCGGCATGATGACCATTACGCAAGATCCACAGACACTGTCTGTATTGGGCGCTATGGCCATGATGAACATGGAAGGCGAAGGCATTGGCGACGTAAAGTCCTATTTCCGCAAGCAGCTAATTAACATGGGTGTTGTTACACCTACAGAGAAGGAAGCTGAAGAGATGGCGCTTGAAGCTCAGAACCAGCAAGAAGATCCAAACAGTGTTGCACTACGCGCAATGGCTGAGGAAGCACAGGCTAAAGCAGCCCTGGCACGAGCTGACGTCATAGACACTATTGCAGATGCTGGACTTAAAGAGGCTCGCACCGCTGAGACTGAAGCCAAGACCATGAAGACCCTGGCTGATATCGACAACAATGATGAATATCTTACGCTTGAAGCTCTAAAAAACATGTAAGGAATGGTAATGTCGTATTTTACAGCAGCAAATAAGGCAGCAAGAAGGAAGGCGCTTGCAGAAAAACTAAAGAAAGCGAAAGAACTGAGTGGTTCACCTATATCTCAGACCTACCAGAACGTGCTGCCTGCTGAGTTAGACCCCAGGTTTTATAACCGTAAGGGCGATGCTGCAACTACATTGCCGGTTACACAGGAAGATCTGGGAACTGTTCCAGCCGAAATACCTAGCTACACTTTGTCAGACCTTGAAGGCGAGACTCTAATATCTAGCATGTCTGATCGGACTGCTGCAGGTAAAGTATTGACTGGAGTAGGACAGGAGCGTCTTAATTACCCGGTAAATTTGACTGGCGGCCAGGACTATATGTTTGAGAACGCTGGTGATGCGTGGGCCTCTGCTCAAGGCGCATTGACACCTGTGATGAATAGAGCGCTACAGGTTCAGGCTGAGACTGGCAAAGACCCAATACTAGCGCCATTTACTATGGCCCCTACAGGCGGTGACTTTGCTGGAATGACCGGCGAAGCTATGCTGGCATACACATCTACAATTGCCCCTTTAAGCACTAAGAATGCACTTAACAGAGAAATTAAAAACTTTATACCTGACTGGAAGGGCGTAGATAACCCTGATAGCTTGGCGCAGTACACTGGCTCTCCAGCTGTTGTACGCGACTCTATCCGTGACCTTATGGATAAGAAGTTTAGAAATGAAGGCGCATCAACTACAGCGCAAGGTCGCATTGGAGTAACTGATCCAGCGCAGCTTGACGCACAAGTGACTGGCTTAAGAAACCTGGCAAGAATTGACACTAGCAGGCCAATAGACCCTACAGGTGGAAACCTTACATACCCAGCTTCACTACCAGGTGAAGGCATGGGCCGTATAGATACTGACGCAACACTTGCAGACATGCTACCAGGAGATGTTGCCGCAAGACCTGGCAAAACTCCAAATGCTAGATTTAATCAGTTTAGACGCTCAGCAGAGCTGTCACCTAGAGTTATACCTATTACAGATGACCTGTTAAGAGATCTAGAAGGCCGTGGATTTAAAGTACAGGCCAGCCCAATTGCTACTGCAGCTGGACTTACTGTAATGGGACTTACTGCGCTTACACCTGAAGACGCAGAGGCGTCAGTGGCTAAGCTGGCAGCGCGTGGGTTTAAGATCGACCGAAACCCAACAAGCCCAGATCCTGGCGATACAAGCGCAGACTTTTACGTTTACCAGGGTGATGGCAGTCCTACCGATACATTTGTTGCTCGCGCATCAATGAAAGACTACCAGGATGGCACACTGCGCTCTGACGACACTGAAGTGGCTGCAAAGTTTCAGCGCCAGGGTATTGCGACTGAGTTGTATGACGCTGTAGAAGAGATGACAGGGCAGCCAGTCCAAACATCTGAATTTTTAACACCTGATGGTGCAGCACTGAATGTAGCGCGAGATCCTGAAGGTATGCGTCAAAAGCTTGCTGATGGCTACTTTGCTGAAGGTAGTGACGATAATGTAAGGCAGGCACTAGAAACCTTTGACAACAAGCCAAAACTACGAGAGTTTGGTGAGCTAAAGCCAGAGGATCGCAGCGTATTCCCGGCACCACAAAGATTCTTTGACCCTCAAGATAAGGCTTTTAAGCCGTTTACATCTGAGTTTGGGCCAACGCCAGGGGGCAGATACTTAACGCGGGGAGAGGACGGTTTTGAGGACATTACTGGGCAGTATGTAGAGACTGCAAACCTATCTGTATCGCCTGACGGTAAGCCATCGTTTACTGTGGGCCAGGAATCTGCACCGCTGCCGCCAAACAAGAAAGGCAGGAAGATTAAAACAAACCTGTTTAAGAAGAAGGCAGGTTGGAATTGGACTGAAGTCCCAGAAGGATATGACCCTAATCCAGCGGGAGACTTCCCGCTTATATCTGTTGAGGATGGTAATAAGCATTACTACACACTAAATACACAATTCCCGGAAGGAGTTGACCTTGCCAGATACGATAAGTCAAAGACTGAGCCGCGCTTACGCCCGACTAAAGAGAAATCTACAGTTACCCTGGG